GGCGGTAGCATTGGTTCTCCGGCTGTTAAGCAAGTTCTTAAGAACATGTGGATGCAAGCCGGCGGCACTAAAGCTGAAAGCAAAAAGAATAAAAAGAAACCTGTATAATGTATCTATACGAAGGCGGAAACATTTTTGGGGATGGCGACATTCCTAAGCAAGCTGTACAAGGTATTGTAAATCATGTACAGCTTGATATGCCAAGCGGTATTAAAGCAATACCTAACATTGGTTCTGCTGGCTTTAAAGTAGCTAGTGGCGACATGGATTTATTTGTTGACGCAGATGCAGTAATGCAAAAGTTTCAAGCCGCAGATGAAAAAGCCGCTAAGGTAGCATTAGCAGAGTTTTTTAATGCTAAGGGATATCCTACTAAAATTAGCGGTCGCAACGTTCATATTGAAGTTTCTTATAAAACAGATCAAGGCCCACGTAAAGCACAAGTTGACCTAATGGTTATTAAAGATGCGGCACGTGTAGCAGATTGGCACCAACATGGACCACGTGGTATGTATGATGATCCACAGTTTAAAGCCGCCCACTTGTTTATTTTGTTAAACAGCATTGGTAAATTCTTAGGACTTAAAGTAGATGCGTTCGGTGGTACAGTTATGCGTCGAGACAACAACGAAGTTGTTGCTAACAATCGTAAGGATGCCGCTAAATTATTGTTAAATCCAAAAGCAGAAGCAGAAGATTTAAACAGCGTAGCTACAGTAATGGCCGCATTACGAACAGATCCAGACAAAGAAGGTAAACTAGCACAAGCTAGACAAGATGCCGCTAAAGGTATTATTAGTTTACCAGAAGATACACAACCAGGAACAGCACACTGGTTTAGAAGCATTACAGATAAACTATGATTCAACTAGATTTCATTCGCATCCTAACAGAAGGAGCACGTATTGATCATCCTGAAGACTTAATCTTCAGTGAAGGTAGTCAAGGCGCGGCTCGTGCTATTCAAGCACTTAGTGAAATAGCGAATAATCCAGAAACAATTACTATTAAGTGGGATGGATTTCCTGCATTAGTATTCGGCCGCAACCACGATGGTGTTTTGGTTGTTGCTGACAAGCACATGTTTACTAAAAAAGATGGCACTGGTAGAGTTACAAGTTTAGATCAGTTTATGCAGTACGATGCTAATCGTGGTGCTAACCGTGGTGACTTGTACGAAAAGATGCGTATTCTGTGGCCAGCACTGGAAAAAGCAGTACACCCAGACGATCGTGGATACTACTGGGGCGACTTGCTATGGGTAGGTGTGCCACCAATACAAAATAATCGTTATGTGTTTAAACCTAACACAGTAACTTATAGCGTAGATGCAAAAAGCATACTAGGCAAGCGTATAGCTGGTAGTGTTGGTGGTATTGTAGTGCATCAATTCTTCCCGGACTTTGACCAAGAACCTGTAGTATTAGAAGGCACTGGTCGTTTAAACTTAAACAGCCCTGTGTGTATCTTTACACCCAAGATGGATGTTGCTCCTAAGATTGGTCAACCTGTACGTTTAATTAAACAAGCACAAGCAGATCTTAAAAAATTTGGAGCCGCAATAGACAAACTACTAGACCCTGTTAGTTTAGCAGAAATTAAGTGCAAGGATTTACCTGCACTTATGCAGAAATTTGTTAATGCAAGAGTTCGTGGAGAAAAGCGTACATTTGCACAATGGATCCCTAGTGTAGTTACTGGTGCGAAAGCTAAGAACTTGCTAGGTGAAAACGAGGATGGTTATTTGTATCAGTTTAGCGGTGGGCTAAACGGTGCTTTCGCATTGTTTGACGATATAACCCAAGTTAAAAATAACTTAATTGAACAGTTAGACAATCAGCAAGGTGCAGTACACAGCAGTATTAACGGACAACAAGGCGGAGAAGGCTATGTTTTCCCTACTAGTCAGGGCTTAATTAAGCTAGTAAACCGTGCTAGTTTTAGCGCCGCAAACTTCGCAAAAAACCCGTAATTTTATAAAAAAGATAAATATTTACATGAAGCGTAATACGCTCATTAACATTTAGGAGATTTAAAAATGGCAAACGTAACAAACACAAATGCAGCCGTAGCAGCCGGTCAATTTATTGGTCGTGAGTTCAGCTACTTCACAGTTAGCAAGACAAGCCACAGCGCCGCTAACCGTTTAGCAATCATCAAGACTTTAGAAACTTTCGGTACAGTTGATATCGTTGGTGACTTAGGTACAGCAAACAGCTTCCGCGTAGCAATGAGCGGTGTTGGCGCTTCTACAAGCGATATCAGCACAGCAGTTGGTGCCGCAGTTTCTGGTGCTACTGTAGCTGACTTCACATTCTAATTTTAAATTAGACTGTAGTTACACAAACAAAAAGGCTCTAGTTTATCTAGGGCTTTTTTTATGGCCATAAGTATGTATATGGCACAGGAATTTTATACAGTTTATTCGTTAGTTGATATTACTAGCACAGGCGTTACAAGATATTCGCCTGAGCAAGAAAAAGCACGTAATCAACAACGTAACTGGGAAACGCTTTTACAAGTTTTTAGCTTAAGAGCACAGCCAATAACAATTCAAGGGCCTGTAAAAACAGATTTAGAAGTAGGTTACTTAGACTTTGGTTCAATGTACGAAGGTCGGCACCAAGTTTGGGTAGCTTGCATAGGTATAGAGCACGTTGATGTTTATAGAGAGGGCAACAATCCTGTTGCTGGTCTTGAAAGTGACTTTGAGCAAGTGCCTGTGATAACCGGGTTAGATGAAACTGCACGTTTTATGCTTCCGATATTTTATACACATGGTGCAATAAAAAACATATACTTTAAGCCTGGGCAACTTGACTTAAATAGTATATGATGCTAAGGCACAACTCAGGCACAAACAGGCACAAACAGGCAAACAATCAACGCATCGCTTATTTTGAGATGAAGCGGAGAAAGACATTTATGTCCACTAAAGAATTTGAAAAAACCAGCCTAGATGCTCACGTAGAACTATGTGCGGAAAGGTATGGACAATTGGATAAACGACTAGGTCACTTAGAAGAACGTACAGCCAAAATCGAGGAGTTAGTTGTTGATATTAAGGAAACAATATCTGAATCGTCGCACGGACAAAGCAAACAACTAATTGCTATTGGTACCACTATTATTGGTGTCCTACTAACAGCGGTTATTGGCTTAATAACTCACTTAATTTTAAAATGAAAATTGTAGAACTAATCAACAAAGTACAATTACCTATAAGTAATGAAGAAGCAGATATCCTTGGCAAGTTTAACGAAAGTGCCGAGGTACAGAAGGCCGACCTAAGTGCTCGTGAAATGCACGTAGCAAATCAATTAGTCAACAAAGACGTTTTGTTGAGAAAGAATCAAAATGGCCGTATCACATACACCAAGAAAATCCCAGAATAAAAAGAAAAAAGTATCACCACAGCAAATTGACAAGGTTGCAGACCTTGTCTCTGGCTATGTAAAAATCTGGGCAAAATCAGAAGCCAACAGGCTGTTAAATACAGAGCAAGTACCGTTAATTATCCCCACAAAAACTGGTTACAAAGTGGGACGCTTTAATGTAGAACTGCACCCGGGCCCATGTTGGATTGTTACAGACTATCACGGAGAGAAGCCCTTGCATTTTGCGGAAAAACGTGCCGCAGTTTTGTATTGCATACATTATCAACTTCGTAAATTTAAACAGGCAGAAGACGTATTGCTCCAAGACAGAACTTTTGCTAAACTACACAATGACTTTATTTGCTATGTGCATAGCATTAAAATGGCAGTTAAACGCGGTGATATGTTTGCCGTAGATGTTGCTATAGCACGTAGGGACGAAACCAAGCATAAGCTAGAAGTAGCACGAAATGATTTACAAAAAACTTTAAATCAGGCTAAATATATTAAAATCTGGGATAACCAACTATGAAATTAACAGAAATGCGTAACAAACCAACAAGTAAGACAATTAACAAAGTTATGGAAAGCCGTTTTGGTTTTTCAGTTGACTATGATAATTTAACTTTACCTAAAGCATACAAGCTAGCAACTGGAATCACTGAAAGCCTTGACGCTATTAAACGTAGCCACGGTGTTCATATTGCAGAAAAGAACCCTAAGTACATGGAAATGTTTATGGTTCGTGAGAGCTTACACCGCTGGATGGTAGAGAACCAACAACGCTTTATCACTGAAAGCGAAATGGCCAAGAGCGAAGCTATCCTTGCCGCTAAGGACATGGTCGATAGCATCCAGGACATGCTAGAAAAGATCAGTAAAA